CAAGGACCGTTCTCTAATTCATCAAGGTTGGGCGTGTTATATAATTTTTTATCTTCTGACATGTATATCTCCTTAGTGTGGAGACTTAGAAGCAAAGTGATTTGAACTTAATCTATCGCCAGTGTTTCTACCATCTTGTATATTATTTATATGATTACTATTTCCAACCGTGAGTATATGCCTTATACTCGTCGGGAGTGCGCTTTGGCCAGAAGTTCTTAGCCCATACTATCTTTCCATTACGTTTGATTACTGCGTTATTACAATACTGAGCAGCACCGCGTTCCTCTGCGTATCGCACAAGCATGATGCAATCTTTAACGCTTGGACACTTATACGTACCACTTCTTACAGACGAATCAACATCCATTGTAATGTAATTCTCAGCATTTACCGTCCAACTCCACAACATAGTGAATATAAAGAATATTGGTAGTAAGTAAAATTTCATACTATTCATTATAATTTACTCTTAGTATGTCTGATAATAGTCTTAGTTAATGCTATCATAAATTCAATACTTAATAAAACTTTTTCTTTAACGATTGTTATTAAATCCATCATTTTCCTGCTCCTTTTCTAAAACACGGGTTGATTTTACAACCATCATTGTTACCGCATACCCACGCTACATACAACCCAGCAATCGCTAACGCTGTTACAAATATTTGAAATCCTAAATGTTCCATATTTCTCTCCTTAATAGTTTTAATTATTTATATTACTTTTTGATAATATAGATATATTATACTATAAGAAAGGGCGAAAGTAAAGTTTTTTAGTAGTTATTTATTGCTCATACCACACATTTCGCGTTTTTGGCCATTAAAGTATTCATCTGCGTTGATAGATTTATCGCAAATATATAAGTCGAACGACGGTTTATTACCCATAATCAATTCGTGATACTTAGCGCCCCAGATACCCAACTGGGCTTTAGTAATCTGAGTAAAATCGTGACCGCTTCTGCCGCCTCGTGCCGTCCAATATGTGATGCGATCTCCATTTTCATATAAGGCATTAATCTTATCAATCCGCCCCTTAATAGGAACGCATGAATTATAAGGAAAACCGCCTGTGCATATTGTTTCGTCAATGTCTACGTAAATATTCATTAATTTTGTATTCTAGATCCTATCGCACCTACTTCTTGAACAGTTTCTCCTAACATTTCTAACGTACGAGTAATATCCGAGGCGGCATCTTGATCCACAATAACCACCATCCCTATACCATTATTAAACACCTTCCTCATCTCTATTTCGTCGATATTACCATGTCTTTGAATAAAATCGAATAAGTCGGACTTAGGTTCTTTGTTAAACCATACAGGTCTTAAATTATAATCTTCACCAATCAGCCTATTTACATTAGAGCGACCACCGCCAGTGATATGAGATATCCCATGAACCAACCCTTTATGCTTATCCAACATAGATAGGATAGGTTTAACATATAGTCTAGTTGGAGTTAATAAGTCTTTAAACAAACCATCTGGTAAATCTTCTTTTGGTATATCAGAGATAACTTGCCTGATTAAAGTATATCCGTTAGAATGAAATCCAGACGAAGTAATCCCAAGCATGACGTCCCCATCCTTAATAGCAGTGCCGTCTATGAAATCGTCCTTATTGATAGCGCCCACTCCAAACCCAGCTATATCGAAATCGCCTTCCTTATATAAGTCAGACATAATAGCAGTTTCTCCGCCAATCAGGGGAATATTTCCACCACATAGCTTTAAGCCAGTGTTAATGCCGTCTACAATGCCCATAGCATCTACCCCATCTAAACTATTAACAGACAGGTAATCGTTGAAAAATAGGGGTTTAGCGCCGGTGCAAATGATATCATTCATTACCATAGCAACGAGGTCAATTCCTAGGTTCGCGATGGTTACTCCAGGCTCGTCCTTATATTCATTATATAGCATCAGTTTAGTACCTACGCCGTCTGTAGAAGATACTAGGTAATCGTCGCCAATATCAAACGCACCGGCAAACCCACCAATCCATGGCATCTTATTAGCTAGTCGTGCATTGAAAACGTCTTGTTCGTGAAGGTCTACTCCGCTGTCTTTATAATTCATTATATTATATCCGCCTGTGTCTTATCTAATCGAACCTCAAGAAAGATAGGTAGGAATAGAGATTTCTTGTCCTTCTTCTTATCTTGGATTACTTCGTTATATTTTACTGTGATAATCTTTCCTACTATATCCTCAGCTACCATTTCTCTATCTTCATCATTAAACCCAGAACCAACATTAACTTCTAACATACCGTCTTTAGTAACGCAAGTAACAGAACCCATTTTGCCTTCAATACGTCCAGTACCTTCGTTCCATTCCGTTACTAGTAGGTCTGCTTCAAGTTCGGCTTTCATCTTTACTTGATATTTAGATCGCTTATCTTCCCATGGGGCATCGCCATTTTTAATGATAATACCTTCTTCTCCTTCATCTAAAGCGCGTTGAAATAGAATGCCTGCTTGCTCTAGAGTATCTACCATTTTGGTTTCTTGAATAGCGATTAAAGGTCGAGTTTCTAAAGTATTCGTAACCTCAGTCATTCTTTCTTCAAATACCGATAGCCTATCGAAATATGGGATATCAGACTTTAGCGATTTAAAATCGTCTAGAGGAATCATATCCCAAGCAATGAGCCTTACCCTACTTGCTTCTTCTGGGCTAATCTTACCCCTTACGGCTTTATTAAGAATTCCATTCCCAGTCTTACGGTCTAGCACTTCATCTAGGTTTTCATCAAGGACTACTAATTCCCCATCAATAACTGCTCCCCTGAATTGGTCAATATCTCCAGAATTAGGCTTAGAATAGAAAATAGAACGAACAAATTCATCAAAATGCCCTAGCAGCTCAATTTCTTTACCGTTCCTACTTCTTACCTCAACGTTGCCATTGGGGTTCATTATAATATTCGCCCTCATACCGTCAGATTTGAGCTGGACGATAGCAGGATACTTGATATGCTTAAAGTTCTTTGAATCGTACGAACTACATAACATACATGGGTATTTATCAATAAACCCTTTACCATATACCTTATTAGCAGATGACGTATGAACGCCACACTTTAAGTCCTTTGATATAACTCGAGTTATCACGTCTGCATCTTGTGGAGATAAGTTTGATAGAATATTAGATAGATGGTCTCTGGCGGCATGACCAGTAACAGACCTATTAGATAGTTTACCAAGTTCGTCTAATGCCCAGCTTAAATCCATAGGCGCGACAGCAGGATCTGCTTTAAACTCTGGGATAATTCTAATATAATATTGAGTATATGGGTCTAACGCTGCCTTGACTACGCGTTTGAATAGCTCATTATCTACATTTTCTTCTAGAACGCCTATCTTAAATAGACGACTATTATCGCTCTCTAACTCTTTTAAAATTTCACTAACTCTTTTCATATATCCCCTATCTAATTACGTTTTTATGTCCACCACCTGCAGTAACAAAGAACGGTGTTGATAATTGCTTTATTCCGGTATCCTTTCCTTTACACTCCGGACAGTCTGCTGGTAATTTATACTCAGAGTTATGTCTTGAAAATGTAAACTCGTGACCGCATTCGCTGCATTTATATTCATATGTCATATCTAAAAATCCCCTATAACGTCCATTAAGTTTTGTAGCTTATTCATTACGAAATAGTTATATAACTTATTCCTAGACCCATTCGGTTCTTTCTTAAAAGACGTAAGGATATCGTTTATCAACAATTCCGGGATCTCGTCGAATTGGGTCAATCTAGAATTTCGTTGCCATCTTTCAAGCATCTCTTCATTCCCTTCGCAAATTTCTTCTGGAGTTTGAGTCAACCATACGTCTAACTTCTTTTGACTAATCGACGCTTGTCTAATACCTTCTACGAGGAAATCATCACCGCTTAAAAAGTTAGGAATACCATCACCACGGTCACCACGAATAATATGTTCTTTTGCGTAAGCTATTGGATCTTGATGTCTTACCCACTTACGTTGCATTGGTGAATATTGCTTGACGTTTTTATACTTATGCAATTGAATGAAATCTTTATCACTTGATAAAATAAGAACCTTTTCTTCCATATGTTTAAATTTAGATAACACACCGATAACATCATCTGCCTCAGCTGCCATAACATCAATCATTTTATAAGGAAAGTGTTCTTTAAGTTCTGCTTTGATTTTATCAAACCAATCGAAGATAACTGGCCAGTCAAACTTAGAGTCTTCTCTTGCCTTCTTTCTTCCGTGTTTATATTGAGGGAATACGTCGCGTCTCCAATAATGTCTAGAATCAATACATAATACTAACTCGCCGTACGTTTTATTATATTGCTTACGGTAAGACCTCAGTATATTGAGCACCATATGACGAAGTAAGTCTTCGCTTACATCGCTTTGCGTCTTGGCTTGTGCCATTAATCCGCCTACCATTAATTGACTAAAATCTACTAATATAATATTCCTTCTCCTTTTATATTCAACATTAACCCAATACCTCTAATAATAAATTACGGAACTCATCCATATCTCTTATCTTAACGTCCCTAAGTTCTAAATCTGCATCGTCCGAAGAGAACGTCAATGAGCCTATTTCAAGACCAAACCCTTCCGTAGGAAGTTTCGTTTGTATTGTTTTCTTCTTAGGTTTCTTAACTATAACCTTTTCTTCTTTCTCGTCTGCTGGCATTTCGTCTAAAAATTCCATTTAAATCACCTCTAATTCCTTAATGAATTGTTCAGTAACATCGATAGCTTTCCACTTCTTAATCTGTTCATACAAAGCCGCACCTTCTTTTTTAAGTTTGTCAATTTCATCTTGACATAACGAATAAATGGGCATTCTAATCAAAACCTCAATAGTTTCTTTGTTATCTGTTACTAGTTGCAACTCATCTTTAATTTGTTGTTTATTCTTATTCTTAAAATCTAATTCGCCACTAATTACCTTACCGATGAATTCTATTTTATCCTTAATCAAATTTAAATCAGTATTACCCTTGTCTAGTAAATATTCATACCGATCTGTATACTTTGTTATACGGTAATCGCAGAAGTCTTTAATGATATCTAACGGGTTGTCATATACCTTTAATTGATTCTCTTGAGTAATAACAGTTAAATTTTGATTTAACTTTTTCTTTAATTTAAACATTGTAACGATCTGAGCATCAGTCATCGCAGCGCCACGTTTAAGAGCCACTTCAAAC